ATACCATCCAGTTTGGATTTCATTAATCTCTTCGCATGTGCATGGATCACAATTACAGTTACCGCAAACCCATTCAGCCGATTCAGATGTGGTATCTGTTTTTCTATGTCTCATACGACGATACTTAATTAGTTCGTCTTCGCCCTCTTCAACGGGCAGTACCATTAGTTCTTTAAATCCGTATAACATTAATTTCTTCCCGGTTTATCCCATCCTTTAATAATATTGGGTGAAAAGTTGTTGTATGAGAATTCCATACGATCAACAATTTTCACTGCATCACCACCAAGTTTGTCAATAGCAACATAGCCTTCGGCTCCAGTTACTTTATATCCATTATTAGTTTTTACAAAAGTTCTAATTTTGTTTAATTTATTAAGTGTATTTATAAGTTTTAATTTAGCTAAAACAATCACTTTTTGTAAATCAAACATCTTTTTAAGTGAATCTCTATTTTTAGATGAGAAAAATTCTAAAATTGTATTTAGTTTTGCTTGTTGGGCTGATTTACCCTTTTCTGTTTTACGTTTATCTATTTCTGCTTGGTATCTTGATTTAATCCAACGAATGAGACCGGATACGTGTCGTCCTGTATCTCCAATAACTTGTCCTTTTCGTACGAAGGTGTTATTGTAGGTTTCAATGAGGCGCGGTAACTCTGGATGCTTTTCAAGTTGTCTGAGAGTTGATCCTGAGACTTGGTTGAAGAGTTTACCAGCTTGCGATAGATATTCGTTAACATCATCAGTTTCCTTTTTAGTCATAGTAATATTTGTCAAGTCACGTAGCATGGCATCTTGTGACCATACATTTTTAGATTTCTTTAATTTACTTACATCAACTCCATACGAAGCACGCATAGACTCGAAGGTGTTACCTTTATAGGTTGTATGCCAGACAATTCCAATTTTTGCTGACTTAATAGCCTTAGCTGCATCCGACTTTGCTGGCACAGCATAAACGATAGTATTTGGATGAAATGTAATATAGTCCTCACCCTTAATTTTAACTTTCTTTAAATCTCCAGGCCCATATAAGAAGTCACCTTGCACGACACCTTTGATACCCAAGGCAGGTAACTCTCGCAGAGCGACTTTGAGCTTATCAGCAAGATCACCACTTGCGTCAGCATCAACATCAGCAGGAGTCTTATAGACCTTGGGATTCTTGTTAAAAATACCTTTTTTGGCAACAAAGAAACGTCCGTCAGTAGGATCAGTACCTGCAAAAATAGCAGGAGCCCCATCCCACTTAACAGATATACTGCCATCATGTTCTCCTTTTAACATATCTCTTAACTCACGTAAAGCATTAATTGCTTGTCGTGTTCCATCCACACCACCATAAATGACTTTATCCTCGATATGAGTCATGTGGGTGTTTTTCTGCTCTGTTATATACGAACTAAAATTTTCCATGTGATTATTATACACTATTTCTTTTTAAATGTAAAACTATTTTTTTACTAGGATCATATCAAAAGCAGCAGAAATTCGAGCATTATTTGATCTCACTTTTGCTCGAATGTCAATATCTGTTTTTTCTGGTATTTTTAATGGTATTGTAAACTCATATTGATATGCACCACCATTACCAGAAACTTCAAAAGAATGTCCTACTCTAAATGTTGATTGACCAAAATATCTTACAAACATATCACCAGTAGCGTCTGCGTTTGCTTGGCATGTCATAACACCTTTTGTTAAGAACGCATTATAGCCTCTTGGCACTGTATAAATTGCCATTAGAGTTTGACCTTTACCGGCAGTAATTCTTAATACTGTTGTACCACCACGCTGAACATTAATATTTCCAATATTGGTAGAACCGCCATTGGACATAAATGCTCTGTATACTCTTTTAAAGGTTTTTGTTCCAGTTACTGTACCACCACTTGATATAATAAAGTCCTCTGATATTGGATTATAATTATTATCTAATCCCTGAACTGTAACGGTATATCCATTATCAGAAGCATTTACTGCAGGTATTGTAAGAACACCAGCTGTATCAAATGCTGACCACGGATATAATGTATCGTTTACATCCCATACAGTTCCAGTTTGGTTTTGAGACATAGCAGGAACAGCACCAAATTTATGATTAAATGATGTATTAATAACCTGACCATTTGCCAAGAATATACGTTCTGCTATTTCTGAGTTGTCAAGATAATTATTAATAGCCATTTTAACTACTCACAAACCATGATACATCAAGATTTGATGCAATGTTTACATTATTCTTACTAGTAACTGGTGCAATATTATATGGCGATCTTTTACCTGCAGGAACACTAAACTGCATCTCAAAAGTAAACTGATAATTATCTTTACCTTTATATTGAACACGTGCTCTATATGTCGCCTTAGCAGCTGTACCAAAACGTGGGATGTCTTTTAACTTTAGAGGATTACTTGAACCAAGTAAATAAAAACCATCAGTGCCAATATTTACATAATATGTTTTCTTTTTATTATAATAATCTTCAATTTTGGTTGCTGGTATCTCACCTTTAATATCTTTAAAAAGTTTTAAATCTCTTTCATATCTTTCTCTTTTAGAAAGTGTGGCAAGTTCGTCTTTAGTTTTCTGTGATAGTCCAGTGCCCTTTAGTGGTTCATTTTTCCATTCTCTTGAAATTCTATCAAGTATACCAACTTCCTTTGCAAGTTCAATAATGAATAGTTTTTCATCATCCTTTTCACCAGGTTTACCAATACTCCATTTACCTGAATCATATTTCATTACAAGAGAACCAGCAGAAGCTGCAGTAATTTTTAGTTCACAACCAGTTTGCTTACCATCTTTTTGAATCATTAGATCAGGTATATCTGAACCAGCACCAGCTGGTGAGAAATTCTTAGGAACTATACCTAATGGCTTCAAAACCTTTGCTGCATTTTTCTCATACTGAAATCCTTGTTGTGCAGTCATCTCAGTTATAAACCCTTTAAAATTTTTCATATTAATAACCCATATGATATTTTTAATTATATTTATAATAAAAAAAAGGAGGCAAATGCCTCCTAAATTCTTTCAATATATGCTTTGTTCCCTCGTCGGATAAATTTATATTGATATTGGTCAAACCCTGAGTCAACTAAATCATTATTTAAATTACTAACCATTTTTTTAACTTCAGTAACATCATCCTTATTTTCTATAATACCAACAAGTCCAGGATTATTTTTATCATTTACGAGTTTCATTCCAAATCCTTATTTTCTAAAAGATTTTGTCTTAGATCAACAATATTTTCTTTTTCAATCATATCTATAATTAAGTTGGTAACATCGATATCTTTTTGAATAAAAAACATTTTCTTTTTTAGTTTGTCCAACTCCTTCTGGTAATACTCGAGTTCCTTTTCTTTACGAACTCGAGTTTCCAGAACGTCAGCCAACATTATGATCTTAGGCGGCTGTGGCATATTCCACAGCCTTATTAGCAGCCTGAATTTTACGGGCTTGGTTGTAACCGAACCACTGGTTCTGTAGACGATTAGCTGCATTGCGACCCTGTAGGTGATCTGTAGCAAATGTAACAGAGTTAAATGCTTGCCACCAAGTGCCTTCACCAAACTGAGCACCAGGTTGTGTTTCTAGTGAATCATATGCTTGACGTGCAGGACGTGATAGATCATCAACAGTTTCAACTTTACGCTTCTCACGGTGGCTGAATACATCATTGTAATACTGCAATAGTGTTTCTGTTGAAAACTTACGAGTTGACAAAAACTCTGCCATTTCTTTGTACTGAGCAAACTTCTCAGAAGCAAGACCCATTTGCTCTTTAACCATATCTGGATCAAAGGTTGAACGGTGTCCAATTTTAACAAAATTCTTTGATGCTGAATTCAAAGAGAATGTCAAAGTGTTATTACAAACAACACGAATAGGTGTAAAGCGAACATCAATTGCTTTACCATACTGGTGAGGGTTTGAGAATAGTAGATATGAGTCAACCTGATCTTCTCCAAGAATTGAGAATGACTCTTTTACTTTAGCAAGAGCAAAGACATTACGTCCTTCTTTTAGTGAACCGGCAACTTCCATTTCCATATCGCCAGCCATAACAAACTCTGAAAAGAATTCAAATGCTTCTGCGTTCTGAACTGGATTCCAGTCAGTACCAACAACATCTAATAGTTTATCATCAGATGTGCGAACCAAGACTTGCTTGCCAGGAACCTTTTGCTGTTCGTTACTCGCATCTGTATAGAAAACATCACGCTTCTCAACATTCCAGTCAAGACCAGCCTTCTGCATAATTTGTGAGGGGGTTAAGTCGTTTGATACTTCAACACCAAGACCATGCCAAGGTACTTGACCAGCATATGCTAGTTGTGCTTGATTGTTGATGATTTCCACTTCATGTGCCATAATATATCTCCTTTAACTTATGTAAACATTATATCATAAGTAGGATTGTATGTAAACACTTTATTTGATAAAAAAGTATTTTTTTTAATTGTAACCTAGAACGGCAACATCTTTTATTTCTTCTTTTATTATATCAGCTTCACGTTCTGCATAAAGTTCTTCAAAACCTTCTGAAGCATAAGCAATTCTTTCGTGATTACCCCATAATCTTTTCATATATGAATTATATATTTTTTCAACATCAATATCAGACCAAGATAACGGAATTAATTGACCTTTTACTAACCAGTAAAAACGATTTGCTTCTTTACGAATATAGGGGGAACACATAACAACTCCTTATTTAGGGATATGTTGCTATATATAAACTGTTAACGGTAACTTTAACGGTAACAAAATTTATTTTTGCCTTGGAATATATATGCAGTCCATGGCTTGATTATTATCAGTTACTAGTACCTTCGCTTCACTCATAGCTGCTCTGCAATCTAACTCCTCATAGAATGTTCCTAAGTGATAATAAGAAATTCCCTGAGCTGCTGTTAATTTAAGCCAAATTAATAACCACATCTACCACTTCCCCTGTATTCCGCCAATATACCAAATTATGAATCCAACTACTATAGTTGTAATACCAAAAATGGCCAAACCGACAATCCATTCTAATATCATTTGTTTTCTTTCCTCCGCTTCATAGATAGCCTGTTTACGCTCTTTGCGCATCTGAGCCTCAATACGAACTATCTCATCCCAGGACGATGGACCATAATATAGACTAATATAGGATCTTAGTTCCTCACGCATCTCCTCCGCTTTTTTCTTTTGAGCCCAAGTTTCCAATGCTGTTTGCTCTATATCTGTAGAACCAAATACCTTTTTAAAAAATGGTGGATTCTCAGCTTGTTTATGAGCAAAGTCTAAATCTGCTATTGATGTGGCCCACTGGTTTAAAGTGGACCCCATCTCTGATATTTCTTTTCCGGTGGCTATTGCACTTTTAATTCCATTATAAGCTGCGGTAGCCATTCCAACCGCAGTTACTGGATCAATCATTTACTCAGCTTTCCATAAAGTCCAAGCGCCGTAAACAATTGCAACACCAGCAGCTATTTTAGCAAGTGGCGCCATAAACAATACAAGTGCACCAAGCGCCATTAGTGCTGCACCATCTAAACTAGTTCTCTCTTTTAATCTGTTTTTTATCCAGTTCATTTTTTAACTCCCTCCAGAATTTATTTCTAATATTAGTAGATAATCTATGTTGTTCATGATGTTTTAATATTTCAACATATTGTTCTACTGATATCATTTTTTCTCCAATTCTTTTAATCTAGCATCCATTTCATCAATTTTCTTTGTAATCTTTGGATACTTCTTCCTCCATGCATCTTCTGGTTGTTCTAACCAAGTCCAACCAAAACGTTCAACTAAGTAATCTAAAATCTGATCCAGTTTAGCATAAGCCCAAAGTCCAGCTTTAGTTTCTTTAAAATAAGCCAGAAAAGCTGCCCCTGCTAATGCACCAAGAATACTTGTATAGATCCATAGTGTATCGTCAAATAGTTTTTCTATCATTTGTCAGCCATTTTTTCTACTGCCGCATCATAATCTTCTTGAGTAACTAAACCTTCACGCAACAGTTTTTGTCTGTTTGCCATATGCTTCATTTGAACTTCTTCCTTTGATCCACCAAAGTATGCAACTGCATGACCTTCTTCAATAAGAACATCAGTTAATAGTTCACGCTGGCCTTCATAACGTTCTACATAGAAATCACCCAGGATACGTCCGAACTTGCCTTTCATATCCTCACCTTTTTTGTCCTCTTGAGTAATAAGAATAACATCACTCTCCATTAACTCTTTAACTCTTGCTTTGGCTGCTTCACCAAATAGGTCCTCAACTTTATCGGATGTGCGTGATTCAGGAGTATCAATACCCATAACTCTTACACGTTCATCTGTAAGTACGATACCAAAGCCAAGTTCAATATCTACGTCAACGGTATCACCATCAACTACTTTTAAAACTTTACATTTATATTCCACTATAATCCTCCATAAGTGTCAACTAAAGCTGGTCCAAATAATGTTGCAACCCACATTAGTACACCAATGGCAAATATGCCAATAAGCAACCATTTCATTTTAAAGTCATCGACCTTCATATGTAATCCTAATACTTCATTACCTAGAATACGAATAGCAAGTTCAAACTTACCCTCAGGGTGATCTTTAACTTCTACTGCATTCTTTTTTTCTTCAGACATCATTTTGCTCCGTATATGTTATATAATTCATCATTCCATGATCTGTGGCACCATCAAACTTAGTTCCGTTTTTCCAAGCAGCACGACGACCTCTCCAGCCATCTTTAAATCTTTGCCACTTAGTCATTTTACGAATCTTACCATGGAAGTTAATATAACGTAATGTTCCATGATGACGATATCCCATAAATGCAAATGGTACTTTAGGAACAATATCATTATTGTTTACGTGTCTATAATGTGGACAAGTAATTGCTTTTACAAATTTTTTGGTTCCAACTCTTGGTGAACCGTATGTATATAATGCATCTACATCATCAAATCGTGATGCTGCTACAGTAGCCATGGCACCACCTAGTGAATGACCACAAATAAACATTTGTTGTGTTTTTAAAATAAAATGTTTTTCTTTATGTGCTACAATTGCATCCCATAGTTTTTCAAGTTCATTTTGAAATCCATTATGAACTCTACCACCAGCC